CTTTATATTTTCTCCGGCGGCAAGAATTTTGCAGCGTTTAATAAACCCCACGGCATTATTTGCCTTGTTGATTTCCAAAACTACCTCTCTTTGCTATGCGGTTAACAACTTACATACTGTGCACGATTGTTTTTACTCCTTTCGTCGTGCAGACTACAGGATTTCCGGGTGCCGTGGGGTTTCTTAAATGGTGTAAAAGTGTTAAAGATCTAAGCAAAACCATATTTGTAGTGGCAGAAAGGGGGATGAAAGTGTGGGCCGGCGAAAGAAAACTGCCGAAGAAGACATTCCAAGAGCTACTCGTCCCGCTTCCAATCCGGAGTCAAGAGAGAATCAGCTAATCTCCTTAGCGGTTGATCTTGCAGAGAAACAGCTTCGAGAAGGAACAGCGTCCTCACAAGTTATTACACATTACTTAAAACTTGGGACAACTGTAGCTCGCCTCGAAAGAGAGAAGTTGAAACACGAAAACGAATTGCTCGAAGCAAAGACCTCATCGCTTAAACGAGCTGACAAGATCGAAGAGCTCTACGCAAATGCAATAGCGGCGATGAATATTTATCGAGGAGCTGACGAAGATGGGGACGATTAGAACATACACAGAACTTCTGAAGTTCGATAATTACAAAGATCGTCTGAACTATCTTTTAATGCGTGGAACTGTTGGAACAGATACGTTCGGATTCGAGCGATATTTGAATCAGCGGTTTTACACCTCGAAAGAGTGGAAAGCAATTCGAAATCTTGTGATTGAACGAGACGGTGGTTGTGATCTTGCCTTGGAAGGTTACGACATTCACGACCGGGTCATCATTCATCACATGAACCGAATCGTTGCGTCGGACATTATTCATTCAACCGACATTCTTCTTGATCCGGAGTATCTGGTTTGTGTCTCTCATAGAACGCACAACGCGATCCACTACGGCGTAGAAGCTGAAGAAGAAATGATCGAGAGAAAACCGAATGATACATGTCCATGGAAACATTAGAAAGGAGCATAACATGTCTATAGCAAGCAAGAAAGCAGAGGGTCCCGTAACCGGTAAGGTTAACTGTGACAAACTTAATGTCCGTGCGAACCCGTCTTCAAGAGCTGCGGTAGTAAACATTATTGACAAGGGTATGGCGGTCGACATCGATCCAAGTACGCTTAACAATAAGTTCTATCGTATCCACGCCACAAGGCTTAATACAAGACCTCGTATGGATGAGGAGATTAATGGTTACTGTATGAGTAAGTTTATCACAGTTGACATGCCTCCAGTAGATAAGACACCAAAGAAGAAAGAGAATAAGGAGTGATCAGGTAATGGACAGTATTTTACAGTCTGTTAAGAAGGATCTTGGAATAGCTCCGGAATACGATCATTTCGACGAGGAATTAATTCTCACTATTAACTCGATTCTCGCAGTGCTTACTCAGATCGGTGCTGGACCGTCCGGTGGATTCAAAATAGAAGATGACACGGCGGTTTGGTCTGACTTTATCGACGCCGAAAGAGACGACCTAGAGTTCATCAAGTCGTATGTATCCAAACGAGTCAAGCTTCTGTTCGACCCTCCGAACAATTCTTTTGCTACCCAGGCAATACAGGAACGAGTGAACGAGTTTGAGTGGCGGATAAATGTGGCAGCTGACGAATACGTGAGCGATGCTGAGAGAGCGAAACAGACCGAGGGGGTGTAGCTTGTGGCTTTGTCCAACACAGCTACTCCTATATACTACGGACAATTTCGTGACGCGGTAATGCGAGGAGAGATTCCGGTCAATCGAAAGATCGCCATGGAGATGAACCGTATCGACGATCTTATAGCTAATCCGGGCGTTTGGTATGATGACAAAGCGATTGATGGTTATATTCAGTTCTGTGAAAACGAGTTAACTTTAACAGATGGTACAGAGCTGAAGTTACTTGACACATTTAAGCTTTGGGCAGAGCAGGTGTTTGGCTGGTATTACTTCGAAGACAGAAGCGTGTGGGTCTCAGATCCGGACAATCACGGCGGTCACTACGAGACGAAGTCGATCAAGAAACGACTGGTGAATAAGCAGTATCTCATCATCGGACGAGGCGCAGCAAAGTCCATGTACGGTTCGACAATACAGGATTTCTTCCTAAATGTCGATGTGTCTACAACTCATCAGATCACTACCGCTCCGACCATGAAGCAGGCTGACGAGATTCTTTCTCCAATCAGGACTGCGATTACAAGAGCAAGAGGACCAATGTTCAAGTTTCTCACCGAGGGGTCACTGCAAAACACGACTGGATCGAAAGCCAATCGGCAGAAGTTAGCCTCGACTAAGAAGGGTATTGAGAACTTTCTAACAGGCTCACTTCTTGAGGTTCGTCCTATGTCGGTAGACAAGCTTCAGGGACTTCGGTGTAAGATCGCAACCGTCGACGAATGGCTTTCCGGAGATGTCAAAGAGGATGTAATCGGTGCCATTGAGCAGGGGGCATCCAAGGTTGACGACTATCTCATCATCGCAACGAGTTCAGAAGGAACGGTTCGAAACGGACCCGGGGACACAATCAAAATGGAGTTGGAAGACATCCTTAAAGGAGAGTACATCAACCCTCATGTGTCTATCTGGTGGTACTGTCTCGACAGCATTGACGAGGTTGAGGACCCGGCTATGTGGCTTAAGGCGAATCCTAATCTTGGTAAGACGGTAACTTACGAGACTTACCAGCTCGAGAAGGAAAGAGCCGAGAAAGCTCCTGCCACAAGAAACGACACACTAGCAAAGAGGTTCGGCATCCCAATGGAGGGCTATACGTATTACTTTACATACGAAGAAACCCTGCCACATCCGAGAAGAGATTACTGGGGTATGCCGTGTTCACTTGGTATCGACCTGTCAAGAGGGGATGACTTCTGTTCGTTCAGTTTTCTGTTTCCAATACGTGGCAGCGGGTTTGGCATTAAGAACCGAAGTTATATTACTTCCAGGACTTTGTCAAAGCTTCCTCCCGCCATGCGAATAAAGTATGACGAGTTCTTACGAGAAGGCAGTCTGATTGTTCTTGAGGGCAGTGTTCTAGACATGATGGAAGTCTACGAGGATCTTGACCAGCACATAATCGATCGAGATTACAGTGTTCTTTCTATTGGATATGACCCGTACAACGCAAAGGAGTTTATCGCTCGCTGGGAGACAGAGAACGGACCATTTGGAATTGTCAAAGTCATTCAGGGAGCACGAACAGAATCCGTGCCACTTGGTGAGCTTAAGAGTCTTGCAGAGGATCGACTGCTGTTCTTCGACGAATCGGTTGTGTCGTTTTGTATGGGAAACTGTATAACTCTTGTTGACACCAACGGTAACCGGAAACTGTATAAGAAGAGAGGCGATCAGAAGATAGATGCTATAGCCTCCACTTTGGATGCATATGTGGCATTTAAACAGAACAGAGAGGCATTTGATTAGGTGTGATATGAATTATATTGTGCAGTATAAGACCGATAATAACTATCTATGCCATTATGGTATCAAGGGTCAGAGACACGGTGTAAGACGATTTCAGTACGAAGACGGCTCACTTACTCCTGCTGGAAAAGAGAGATATGCCAAGTATACTGAGAAGACGTTAGACGCGAGTGCTGATCTGGTTGGAGCCAGTGGAGAGTTTACAAAGAATCAGTTAAAGCGGGATGCGGCGCTTAAGAAGGCTGAATTGAATGTTGAGGTCAGTAAAGTAACCGGACATACCAAAATGGCTCAGGCAAAATTACTCGCTCAAAAGGGTAAGTACGCTCTTGGCACAGCTAAAGACGCCATGAAACTTGGTTTCGCCGCAGCAAAAGCTTACTATAACGTCGCTCGAGTTTCAAAGTTTATGGACAAGATGATGACAAATTCGAGCAACCAGTCAAAAACCAATAAAGATATGCAGTCTGCCGCTAAGACCGGGACTAAGAATTTCGCCAAAAAGCGTGGTGCTAAAGCGTTAGCCAACATCGCACAGCTTGGATAAATGTGAGGAGGCAGTATGTGAATGATTATATTTTAAAGTATGAGCCAGATAACGAGTGGCTTAGTCATCACGGCATTCTTGGTCAGCGTAAGGGCGTAATACGAAGCTTTGTTGGAAAGTATTATGTTCCAAAAAACCAGAGAAAATCCCGTCAAGAAAGAAAAGATTTGAAAGACATAAACAAACTCAAAGGCAAAAAAATGTCTGAGTTGTCTGACAAAGAACTCGACGCGTTATTGGAACGTACGAAAAAGGAACAGATGACTTCCAACTTCATTAAAAATACCAAAAAGAACGAGTCTGGTGATAGCACATCTGTTAGAGATCTTTCTAAGTCAGCTCAAGATTTAAGCCGTACTTTGAACGACATAAACCGAAACGCCCAGAGAAACAAACCGCTTAAAAAGACAAAACCGATTGATTTGTCCGATAAATCAGATGACGAAATTCGAAGGATGATTAATCGAGCAAAACTTGAGCAAGATTATAACGAAATTGTAAACACTCCTCAGACCAGAAACGGTAAAGCGAACGTTGCTGCGGCATTAGCTACGGTCGGTACTTTGGCAGTAGTAGGCACTCAGGTGGCGGATTTCGTTATCACAGCTAAGAAGCTTAAGGAGTGACGCCATGGATTACATAATACACTACGGCATCAAGGGTCAACGCCATGGCATCCGAAGATTTCAAAATGAGGACGGAACACTTACTGAGGCGGGCAAAGAACGTTATGGAAAAGACGGAGTCAAACCTAAACGGAGCATGGGACACGAGGTTGGCGGACATCAGATTAAAGATCCAACGTCTTCCAGTAGTGCGGAAGATAAAAACAAGTCTGATATAGCCACACTTCAGGCCGAGGCAGAACGAGAAGTTCGGGAGGCTATCGAAGCACTCGATCGGCTTAACGAAGCAGAGGCTCGAGCTCAGGAACTTAAGAAAAAACGTTATGGTGAGCAGAAACGTTTTGGAACATCTGGGGCAATCAACAGAGCGAGATATTCTTTAAAAGAGTATGCGAGCTATATCGAATCCGGTAAGGACTATTTCAAGAGCGTTAAGAAAAGTCTTAGTAAGAAATTTTAGAGGGGTGTTATGAGTAATTACATTATACATTACGGAATCAAGGGTCAGAGGCACGGAATTCGTAGGTTCCAGAACGAAGATGGGTCTTTAACTCCGGCTGGTAAAGATCGATATCAGACAAAAAGCGGAGTAGAGGTGTCTTTTGATGAAGCTGAGATCGGCGGCGGTGGCGGAAACAATTCCAACAAAAACAAATCAAATAAAAAATCAAGTTCTATATCTTCCGATAATCAGGCATTTGTTGGCGCCAACAGCAAAGAAGCTGCCGATGCATATATCGCCGAACAGGAACGAATTCGCGAGCAGAACAAACTTTCTAATAAGGTAAAGCGAAAAGTCGATGAGGGAAAGAAGAAACTTGCGTCGCTTTCTAAATCAGATTTACCTAAGATTAAAGTGAAAGACGCAAAAAGCTTGGCCGCCAAGGCTAAGAGTAAGATTGGGTTCTAAACCGAAAACAAACATTTTAGATAACCAAAGGATAAATTCAAAATGGAATTAACACTTACCTCCAGGCTTAAAAACGCCTGGAATGTTTTTTTGAATAGGGACCCAACGGCGTACACGAAGTACCACGGACCGGTTTCTACATATCGACCCGATCGAATACAGCTGACGAGGCGGACTGAGCGAACTATCATCACGTCCATATTCAATCGAATAGCTTTAGATTGTGCGTCGATAGAAATGCGTCATATAAAAGTTGACGAAGATGAACGCTATATTAAGACAATTAAATCGAGTCTCAACTACTGTCTGATGGACGAAGCCAATATCGACCAGACAGGAAGACTTTTCCGTCAGGATCTGGTTATGTCGATGTTAAACGAAGGGCATGTAGTAATACTCCCAGTCGAAACAGACACTAATCCGGACAACACCGGCTCATATAACATCAAATCGATGCGAGCTGGAAAAGTCGTATCCTGGTATCCAAGGCACGTCAAAGTCGAGGCTTATAACGACATTACCGGACGAAAAGAAGAGATTATAGTCACAAAAGAATCGGTCGGAATCGTAGAGAATCCTTTATGGGAAGTAATCAACGAACCGAACTCAACTCTTCAGCGTCTGGTAAAGAAGCTTGCACTCCTTGACAGAGTGGACGAGGACAGTAACTCTGGAAAACTTGATTTAATTATTCAGCTTCCTTATGTAGTAAAGACTGAAACCAGACGTAAACAGGCGGAAGAAAGACGCCAAATGATCGAGGATCAGTTAGCAAATTCCAAATACGGAATTGCTTACACTGATGGAACAGAAAGAATCGTACAGCTCAACAGAGCGGTTGAAAATAATCTGATGGGTCAGATCGAGTATTTAACGAGTATGCTATACAGCCAGTTAGGTATAACGAAAGAGATCTTAGATGGAACTGCTAACGAGCAGACGATGGTCAACTATTACAACAGAACCATTGAACCGATTCTTTCTGCGTTCGCAGATGAAATGAAAAGAAAGTTTCTTACAAAGACTGCCAGATCTCAGGGGCAGTCTATTTCTTTCTTTAGAGATCCTTTCCGTCTGGCTCCGATCGAGAAGATTGCCGAGATCTCAGACAAGATGATCAGAGGCGAAATCATGTCTCCAAATGAATTGAGACAGAAGATCGGTATGAAACCGTCTGAAGACCCTAATGCAGATGCTTTGAGAAACAGAAATCTCAACCAGCAGGGAACGGTCGACGCGGGAATTCAAAATGGAGAAACCGGACGTGATCCTGAAGTAGCAGCAGCTGACGATCAGATCATTAACGATCTCCTGAATAGTCTTGAATCCCAGATCGACGAGATCGTTGGCGAAGCAATAGGTGAAGAGAATGGATAAAAGCAAAAGAGACGGCTTTCGTTCCGATGGTGCTTACCGAGCCGTGATAAACAGCAGAGGTCTCAGACACTACGCTTCACCATATTACGACCCGGTAAAGGCTCACGAGTATTACGAGGAGCATAAGAAGCTAAAGGGCAAACGGTCTTCTGCGGCATTAAGCGATGAAGGTAAAGAGATTTGGCGATACACCAAAGACCAGATCACCGAGCATAAGAAAGCAGATCTTAAAACTTCGAATGAGAGCAAAAAGCAGTCTATAGAGAATCACCGAGCAGAAGCAAAGGCAGCCAGAGAGCGTATCAGCGCCCGTCTGAAACAGCTTCAGGCTCACATAAAGTCCATATCTACCAAGGGTCTTTCTAAAGAAGAGCGGGCTCGAGTTTCTGCTGAGAAAGAGAAACTTAGGGAAAATTACCGGGCTGAATCCGATGCTGCTAAGGTTGAGCGAGAACAGGTTGCCGCCAAACTAAAGGGTGCTTGTGAGGCTACAAGAGTCGTGTTCGAATTGGCGAAAGCCGGTATTAACAGCTCTTACGAAGAAACGTATCAGAACGAATACGACAAAATATTGGCTGAATACGCAAAACCAGAAAAGGGTTCCGGTGGTAGTAAGGGTAAAAACATAGATTCACGCGCTCTTGAACAGTATAAGAAAAGAGGTTTAATGTGACTTACGATTTTACAGGATGGGCTACGAGGAATAACCTTCGATGCTCAGATGGTCGTACTATCATGAAAGACGCCTTTAAAGACAATGATGGTATGACGGTTCCTCTTGTTTGGAACCATAGACATGACGAGCCAGGTGATGTTTTAGGGCACGCCCTGCTCAAAAACGCTGATGACGGTGTAAGGGCGTACGGTACATTCAATGACACCGAAAGCGGCGTTATTGGTAAAGCTCTTGTACAGCATGGTGATATTACTTCCCTGTCTATTTATGCGAATCAGCTTAGACAGGACGGAGATAAAGTTCTCCATGGTAACATCCGGGAAGTAAGCCTTGTACACGCTGGTGCAAATCCAGGTGCTTACATTGATGATGTTATGTATCACAGCGACGAGAGTACTGACGGCAAATCTGCTGTTATTTATACCGGTTTTGACCTTGAGTTAGCTCACGCTAACGACGATGTGAATGACGATTACATCGAACACTCAGACAAGGCTGACAATTCAGAAGAAACAGTCAAGGATGTATTTGACACCTTAACCGAAAAACAGAAAACCGCTGTTTATGCGATTATCGGAAGCCTCATGGAAGGCAAAGAAGATATTAAGCACGCCGACTCCGATGACGACAACGAAGATGAAACTATCGAAGACGTATTTAACACCTTAAGCGAAAAGCAGAAGACCGCAGTTTATGCGATTATTGGAAGCCTTTTAGAAAACAACGAAGTTAAACACTCTGACGAAGAAGGAGAAGACTTTATGAAGAGAAACGTATTTGAAAGCAACGAGGGTAGAAACGAACTTTATCTCACTCACGCCGATCAGGAAGAGATCGTAAGACAGGCTAAGGACAAAGGTAGCTTCCAGGCGACTCTTAGGGATTATGTTAGCAGCGGTATGTCCGAAGATGAACTCCAGCACGGATTCGACGGCATTACTCAGCTCTTCCCGGATTACAAAGATGTTTATCCTGGTGCTCCGGAACTCATTACAAGAGACCAGACTTGGGTTTCCACAGTAATGAACGGCGTACGTAAATCACCAATCAGCCGTATCAGAACTCGTCAGATGGATATTCGTGACGTAAGACTCAGAGCAGAAGGATATAAGACTAAGGGCGAGCAGAAGATCGCTATGCAGAACGCTACTCTGGTATCCAGAACAACCGATCCTCAGACTATTTATGTCAAGGATTCCCTGCACAGAGATGACATCATCGATATTACTGACTTCGACATCGTAGCTTACGAATACGAAGTAATGAAGACTCTGCTCAACGAGGAAGTCGCAAGGGCTATTCTCATCGGTGATGGCAGACTTGCTACTGCTGCGGACAAGATTCAGGAATCCCACATCAGACCAATCTGGACTGACGAGGAGCTCTACACAATTCACGGCGATGTAGACTTTACTGCTGCCGAGTCCGAACTCCAGGGCGACGACACTGATAAGCACTTTGGTGAGAACTACATCTATGCTGAAGCGATCATCACTCAGTCTCTCTATCTCAGAGAAAAATACAAGGGGAGCGGTAAGCCAGACTTCTTCTGCACTCCGCACCTGCTGAACATCATGCTTCTGGCAAGAGACCTCAATGGTAGAAGAATTTATGATTCCGAAACAGATCTCGCAAGAGCTCTCAACGTTAACAGCATCCACACCGTTGAACAGTTCGAAGACCAGACAAGAACAGTCACAGTTACTGTAGACAACGTTGACACGCTTAAGACTAAGAAGCTTCTTGGTATCTTTGTAAATCTGGCAGACTATCAGGTTGGCTCCACTAGGGGCGGCGAAGTTACTAAGTTCAGCGACTTCGACATCGACTTCAACAAAGAGAAGTACCTGCTGGAGACTCGTCTGTCCGGTGCTCTTACCAGAATTTACTCTGCAATTGTTCTGGAAGAAGACGTTACTGAGTAATTAAAGGAGAAAATTCAAAATGGCGAAATTTTACGGAGTCGTGGGTTTCGACGTTTCCGGGATAGAAGGCTTTGATGTCACGACTCACTATAAACGAGGGGTTACTGCTGAAGTATACCACGAACAGTATTATTCTGGAGACGTAATAAGAAACACCCGAAGCTTACAAGCTGATAACAAAGTCAATGAAGATATTTCCATATCGAATCAGATCAGTATTATCGCCGATCCTTTCGTCACTGAGAATTTTCATGCCATCAGATATGTCAAATACATGGGTACTGCCTGGCGGGTTACATCTGTCGAAGTGCAGTACCCACGTTTAATTTTATCGCTTGGGGGTGTGTTCAATGCCTAGCAGAGACCGAGTGGAACTTCAGTACATTCTCGAAGATATTCTCGGGAGCACCGAAGTATACTTCCAGCCCCCGGCAACATTAAAAATGCACTATCCGGCAATCGTATACTCGTTAACCG